TTCTGCTTCTGCCTGATCGTCATCGATGGCATAGTCATAGCAGTACAGGCCATAAGGGATTCCTGCCTTCTCACATGCCTTGACCCAGTATTCAATCTTCTCATCTTCAATTTCGCCATAATTGCTCCTTAGGATTGCAAAGTCATAAGCACTTAGATCAATGCCATCGGCATTGTGTTCCGATAGGTCGATTCCCCAATGCTTAACATTGGATTCGTCAATTTCCGATTTTGAAGTTGGTGTCTGAGGGCCCTTGGTGTCTGTACTAGGTCCGCCAAAGGTAGCCCATGTATCAACACCATACTTTTCGGACCCGGATACGGCCACGAAGTAGCGATACTTGTTTCCATTTGGTTCTGTTTCGACCCAACTGATGTAACGATGGCCGTTGCCAACCCATTTATTGGTGTAACTTAATTTTTTGCCAACCGGTAAGGTCTCGGCGATGATGCCCGTTGGTGTATCTCTGCGCTTGTTAACGGCCTTGGTAAGCGTTGCCACACCAACCTCATTGATGAGTTGAGACTCGTTATAACTGGAGCTTTCCTGTTTCGGCGCATAGACGTAGTATCGATACTTGTTTCCATTAGGCTCTGTCTCTACCCAACTGATGTATCTGGAACCACCATAAGTAGTCACGTTGGTATAACTTAGCTTCTTCCCGACTGGCAAGGTCTCGGCGATGATGCCAGTCGGTGAGTCACGGCGCTTATTGGTCGGTACTGCAAGAGTATAGGTGCCGACCTCGTTGGTTAGCTTGATATCTGATGCTGTTAATGATTTATGGACAAGGTAGCCAATAAGCTTAAGATTGCCATACCCATTAGGATAGTATGATCCAGGCGCTGAGCTCATCGAGTTGAGGCGGAAATTGAATTCATGATAGCTTGATTCAGAGAAGGTCACACGTCCACCGGACATGCCTTCTACTACGGCAACATGGCCATAATAGTATGGTGCGACACCACCTTGAAAGATCATGAGTGCGCCAAGCACTGGCGTACTGGATTGAACAAATTCAGGTGCGTGAGTCACCCATAATTGTCCGGCCCCAACTACTTTTGAACTGCCATCAAGGGATTGTCGACTTCCCACGATCTCGGAGATGCGAGCAGTAGCGTATGTGAAGCAATTCGGCATGGCCACACCAGTACGCGCTACTGCATACTGCATCCATTGAGAAGCTCCAAAGTTGCCATATGATGTACGCGGTGTGAATGTCATAGATATCACCCTTTCTTCTTACTTTCTTCTTCTAACTCTTCGACGGTTTTAATTGCCTGATTAAGGCGTGCGGTCAATGTCTTGTAATCATCTTCGCTCAAGCTTTCATCGACATTGTTGACGATTGATTTGATGAACTTCGGTACTGGTACACCTGACTTCTCGCAGTTTTCCATGATGCTCATGAACTCCATAAAGATGATATATGCTGACACGCCCGTCATAAGCTCTTTTGGGAGCCCCATCGCAAAGCTGAAAAGCTCACCAAGTACAAGTATTGCGATTTCACCGGATTTTTTAGATAGTCCTACACGCATCCGACTTGATTTGAAGGTCTTGGTTGCTATGGCATTGATCGTGCCCAGGATGATATCGAGTGCCATCATACACAGAGGCGTCGTGAAGCACCAGGTCTCATTGACAAAATGGAAGTGTCGGAAGAATTCAACAATTGTGATATCCATCTATTGCACCCCGTTTACGATCTCATCCATCTCGGATTGTGTGAGCCGTCCGGCTTTGACGAGCATTTGAAGCATACGCAGCGTCCAGTACTTTGGATAATATAGTTTAGCCATCTGATATACGGTCATACTAGGCACCTTCTTCCGTGTTCGAGTCCACACCGGACATTGCTTTTAAAAAGTCGATATCCGCTTTCATCTGTCCGATATCGATGCCCATCGCGATAATCTGATTCAAGATCTCGTCCTGCTTATCTTGCTTCTTTTCTTCTTCTTTTGCTTTCGCTTCGGCTTCTGCCTGTGCCTTTGTGTAGGCATCATATTGAGCCTGATCAAAGGCTACATGCAGCTTGCCTTCTGTATCGTAGGAAGCCTTATAACCTTCTAATTTGTCAAAAGAAAAAGTGCTATCATCTAGCACTGCTTCGTTGTTGGTTGCGCTTGTGTATGTCGTAGATACGGCCTGTACGTGGCCTGTATCGTCTTTATTGATGTAGATAGTTGTAGACATATATTTTCCTTTCTATTTTGTATACTCCACGATGATCATGAGCCATCTGGATGACTGTGCACTCCAGGTGTCAGAACCTATAAAAATAAAGCCATTATTAGCGGATGAGTACTCGATACTTGATCCTTTTCCGCCGCTTCCGACACGCGTAAAGGGTATGTGTCCGCCATCTGAACCGCAAAGATAAGCGTAGATTCTTGTGATCTCGCTAAAGCTTGATCTTGCGAAGCTTTGTACTACGGCACCATTAGATAGCGCCTTATTGGTCACCTTAAAGACGCGTCTGTATATCGGCTTTCCGTCCACCCATGTTGATCCGGTCTTGGTTTCTGCATACGAGTAAGTCATATCTTTGTCTGTTATCAAATTGTAGGCGGTCGACTGTGTCTTGGTTTTTAGCATCCAATCACCGCCTTTCGAATCAATCTAAGTAGGGCCTTAATTACCCCCCCCCGAAGTGATCCAGGAGCCTGTCACGATACGCTCGATAGCGCTAGTTGTGGTTGTAAACATACTAACATCTCCGGCCTGACTGACTATGTATTTTCCATCTCCACTCCTACCGCTTCCGGCAATGCCTAAGTAATATATCTGTTGCGCCACTGTAGGCCGAAACCCATCTGGTATGGTGAGCATCACAGAATTGTAACCGTTTTTTGGCATGTTACCGATTTTCTTAAACTCGGCATTTACGACGCGTCCGCTCTTGTATAGCGTAACTGTCAAGCCGTTACCGGATACGGTAGCAGTCTGCACATCTAGATCAGTATCAGTTAGTACCTTGTACTCTTTGGAGTTAGCTTTAGTGGTTAGCATGCTAGCACCACCTTTCTGCGAGGTGCCAGCCAGTTAATAATCTTAGCCAGTGACCCCCCCCGATTTACACCGACGATAGCGATGATGCTAACGCCGCTGTTGTTGCTCGAGCTGACCCACTCCTCGGTTCGAATGGTCATGGATGTGCCACTTGATTCTACACGGATCCCAATGCCGCGATAGTCTGCTTGTGGCGCCATCGTGTACCACTTGCCGCCATAGTATTTAGCTACACCGACCACGTTTCTTGTGCTCCCCGGCGCATACATATAGATAAGCAAGTAATCAAATTTTGTTGGATCTTTAGAAACCGTAATATTATGCGTGTAGGCAGATGTATTATGGCTTCCGATCACTGTCTCTTTGATGTCTTTCTGTTCCACCAGATTGTGGATCATGCTATTCATTTTTGCAATTATCATTAAGATCCCTCCTCGAAGATCATTACCGTAGTTTCTCCGGCCAGTACCGCTTGTTTCCAGGCATTGAGCGTGTCCACCTGAGCTTTATAGGGCTCGAGTGCTGTTACCTTATCCTGTAGCGTCGTGATCTGATTGGCCAGTTTTGCGGCCGTGTCACCATCAAGCGTGCCCTTGATGGACTCAAACCAGGTTGTGAAAGAGCTCTGATTAGTTTGAATGAACTCCGCCAATTGGTTGGCATAAGAGTCCGTTGGTATCTTGGTAAGTGTATCCACACACAGGCCACAGTATTTCTTATTAAGTCGTGTATCGACGATATTGGCTTGCGTGATTTCTCCAGCGTTGGCCGGTACCAAAAAGTAAGCCAGTATGATCTCATAGATGTTGGTCGTACGCACCGGTGTAGGTGTTACGCCAGTACCGACGACATACTTAAGTGTGCACGAGTTCTCTTCTTTCGAGTACCGCACAGCGATATAGTCATACCGATCTGATGTGCCCGCCACCTGTACCTGGAACTGATTCAGCGTATCCGTCCAGTACATCAGGCCGCCTGTCTTCTCTGTCGATGTATGCAGATAGGCCTGACCAGGATTGACACTGACGATCATACCGCCGGCGGCACTGACCGAGAAGTCCGTGCCTGATATATTAAGGATGCCGGATTCCCGTCCGACGAACCAACGCCTTAGGTCGTCCGCCAGGTACTCGACATCGTTTAGTGGAAAGGCATTTGCCATCCTATCCCTCCTCCGTAGTTATATTTTTCTTTTTTAGTTCATCTTCATAATTCGAAAGCGTGATCTTGTACGACGGTCCATCGTCCTCCAGGATCTCATCGATGGCTGATATCCGGAAGCGTTTAGATATGCCGTACTTTACAGATTTGACCGGTATCACATCGCCTAGATCGTAGTCTTTACGGAATACAAAGAGCGTATCTCCTGAGCTTATATCCGCCGTGAATTCACGGACCGCGGCACACTCTTCTAATTTTTCCATACCACGCTTGATTGCGTTATTTTTATATTGCTCTGCGGTATATGTATGCTCGACTTTTTTATCATCCTGATAGGTCCATGAGAGGTCACGAGCGTCCACATACAGTTCCTTGATTGGTCCGCCATTGGACACGTCGACCTTGTACACGAGCCGTTCTTCGCTCTTGCCCTGACAGGCAACATAAGCGTAATTCTTATAGCTTGATATGTCGTCCAGGTAAGACTGTGTAACAATATTCCCGATCTCATCGGAGAATTTGACCGTATCAACGATACCGCGTTTGTACAGTTCGATGATATTCATCTTGCCATCCTTGCGGACCATGCGAAACCCAAGCCCGGTAGCCTGACAGATCGTCTCGAAAGACTCACGCAAGGTTTTCCACGTGGTATCGATACCATCGGTTATCTTTTCTGCAAGTCCTTTTGCTTCTGCCGTAGTGATTTCAAGTCCGCGCTTGTTGTCATTCACAAGCTTATACAGGCCTGTCTCTACGGTGGTGATCGTAACCGTGTTCGGATTGATCCGATCATCCAGGTTGTTAAGATACCCACGCACCTCTATATCTTCTTCTCCGGACGATGATACGTCCGGGAACACGTAGGTTATGAAACCTATCTCACTTGTATCCTGATTGACCAGTCGATTTTCTGTATTTAGTAGTTTGATGTTTGTTTCCGTTCCTTTTGCGTGGATCTCAAAAGTACCTGTCTCGTTATACTTCCGGTTCCACTGGATGGATGTAGTGTTTTGGAGGATGTCTACTTTGACACCCTCTTTATCATAGATTGCTATTTCCATGCTACTCACCTACATACGTATTCGAGAAGCTTATCGTACAGTATAGATTACCGATATTAGAGACCGCATCAAAGCGGACTGCATTGCTTCCCTTGTCCAGTACAAAAAAGTTAGAGTCATCATCCATCAAGTAGTAGATATTCTTCTCGATACCATTTGATATGAGCTTGCAATATCGCTCATTCTCATAAGTTGATACGAGAAGCACATCGCCTTCGCCCATCTCCAGGTTCGGAAACTTGATGTTTTCCTGTGTCAATACTTTTAGTATCTCCGGACCTTTCACGTATCCCGTTGCCTCAAATCTTGCTAAGAATCCAGTCTTATCAGATCCCTTATTGACGGCATAGGTCAGCTGATTGACGTCCCTTGATCCAACTTTCCAAGGCACTGTATTCGAGAAGGACCGCTTAAACTTGAAGCCACTGCTGTACGTAACGAAAGCTACGATTGACTCCTTGTTATCACGCCAGTATGGATACGATGCATAGAGCACAAACTGGAACTTCTTGTATACTTCCTGGTCTTCGGAAATTTCTGGACTCTTCTTCACTTGACATTTGATGTAGTGATCCACATCGGCTTCTTTATCGACCACACGAAATATTAAATCATTGTCCGGGAGAAGGGTGTCCAACAGCTTACGCCGATTGGCGTAGGTGCTCTTCATATCGCCTTCCAGTGTTATCTCTCGGCCTTCAACAGACGAGGCCGATATCGTGGTCCCGACGGCGTGGATCGTCTGCGATTCCGAGAAGGACACATTGTTGACGCCTAGCCCTTCGATATTGGTCAGTCGGAAAGGGTCGCCGGCGTTGAAGCTTATCTCAACGCCATATGAATTTGTGATATACCACTCTCTCATCGCTTATTCCACTCCATTCTTCGTAACGCATTTTTCATTTCTGTTGCTTGTTCAGACGGCTTTAAAGGCCCCGTAGATGTGAAGTAATTCGTTTGGTTGTAATTGGTCGTCGTACCTCCTGACGTGCCATAGGCGCCTGCCAGGCGTGGCACTGTGGCGCTTCCAACAAAGTTATCTATGACTGTTCGAGCCGACTCTTTCAATTGGCTCAGTCCGCCATCAAGCATCAATCCATTGATCGCATCTTTAAGCCGATTCTGTGTGCTTGTCGCGCTTGATACGGCACCTTGTACCATTTGTGCGGCACTCTTTTTGACGTCTTTGATACCGTCAAGAATACCATACGCATAACCTTTAGAGGCCCAGATACCGATATCGTTCCTAAATAGCTTGGATGGTGAGTGCGAGTCTTGTTCGTGTTTTGCGGCAGCTGCTGCTTTCTGTACCATGGCACGTGCCGCGCTAGCGACATATGACGTACCTGCATTGATACCTCTTGCATAGCCTTGCGCCGCTTGCAGACCTGCGGACTGGAACTCTCCGGACCCTTGCACAGCCGATACAGCCGCGTTCTTAAGACCGGATGCATTCGATCGTGCATTGCCTCGACCGCTTCCTAGTCCTTGTGCATAGGCATTACCTGATTGCGATCCCTTGCTTCTAAAAGAACCGCCTGTTAAGGCCGTCTGTGCCAGTTGCTTTAGTTTGGTCGCAGACGATGTTGATACGCCACCGGATGCGGCTAGACCGGATCCATACTGACCACCAGAAGCGGAACCATTCGCAAAGAATGCGCCTCCGGATGTACCTGTTAAGGCCATCATCATTAATGCGGAAGCCATCGATAAGACTCCACCACTTGCAGAGCCAATACCAGAACCGTATTGGCTGCCGGACGCGGAACCATTGGCGAACATGCCGCCAGTATCTGTTGTTCCCGACAATGCTGAATTTTTAAGGCCTAGCGCATGCATCAGTACGGTACCAGATGTAGACCCAATACCGGATCCATAGTTATTACCTAGCGCCATACCTAGCAAAGAAGTAGACCCGTCATCCGTCATGGACGTCTTGGCGGCGGTCTTAAGGTTAAGACCCTCGGCCTGTACGCCTGGAATTTTGGCGTGCATACCTGTCTGATAATGCGTTGATGTAGATCCGCCATTGGCCTCGGCATTGGCATCAATATCTGCTTGCGCACTGTCTAATGATGAGTTGATCAATGCTTTTAGATCTTCGATGCTTGTAGGCATCTTGATCTTGCCGGACAGGATACCTTTGACGATATCGTCCGGTATTTTCTGACCATCCACCTCGGCATTTGGTGCGAGGTTATCAAGCTGGATCAATTTCTTAAGTTGTTCGACGCTCGTAGGCACTTGATAAGTGCCATTCATAATGCCTTGACTAACACTTTGCGGGATATCGATACCGGCCTTTTTAGCTTTTTGCGCGAGTCCGTCAAAGCTTATCAAATTCTTGAGTTGTTCGATGCTCGCAGGTACGGCATACGTACCATTCATGATACCCTCGCTCACGCTTTGCGGGATGTTGACGCCCGCTTCTTTAGCTTTTTGCGCGATCGGGTCGAAGTTGATCAGGTTCTTCATCTGATCTAAAGTCTGAGGCAGATCATACATACCTGACTGGATACCTTTGATGACCGATTCCGGTATCTCGATTCCGGCTTCCTGGGCCTGTTGCAGTACAGACTGGAAGTTAGCAGTCTTTTGCTGTGCCTCCGCCGAAGAATTAGCATACTCTTCCAATTTTTTATTCAGGTCTTGAATCTGATTTTTATACTCCTGAACTTCTTTTTTTGATTTTCCTTGAGTCTCTTTCGCCTTTATTAGCTTTTGTTCGGCCTTTTCGAGTGCCTGGCCCTCTTCACTGTACTTGCTAGCGATATTGCCAGATGCATCTGTGGCCTCTTTTTTTGCTTTGTTATACTGCTTTTGTGCTTTTTCTACGGCCGCCGTATTCTTTTCGTTCTGTTTATTAGCATCAGCAAGATTTGTTTCAGCCTTAGCCAAATCTTTAGCTGATTGCTTTGCTAGCTCTTGATAGGCTTGTGCTTTAGCCTGCTCTTGTAGCGCCGCGATATTGGCATAGATAGCGCTTGTCGATTGATTGAGTTTATCGGTATTCTCATCATATGACAAGTTAAGCCCAGGCATTACTGCATTCAGGTCCTCGATATACTGCTTTAACAGTTGTTTTTCGCCTGCGGATTTATGCTCCTTATTGGCCAGAGTCTCGATCTTTGCTGCCAATGTCGTAGCCTTGGCGCTATTGTCATCCAGCGTATTCAGCTGTTCCTTTGCGGCCTTGTTATGAGATTCCAAGGTAGCCGTAAAGCTTTTATGCTTTTGAATCAAGGCCTCAGTTTTTTCTGCATTTACATCTTTTTCTTTGTTAGATAGCTTTGTGATCGCCACATAAGTAGCAACCGCGGCAGTCAAACCAACGATACCAACAGTTAGTGCCGTAGGTGATAGGCCCATGGTCGCCAATCTAAAGAGCTCTGTAGCTTTAGTTGCCAGGCTCATATCGGCGGTCACAGTTGTAGAGAAAAGCGATATTACTGCTCTTGCCTTGTTGAAAGTACCGGCTATAGCGGCGCCTTTCTTGACCGTGATCATTGCCGTGCCAATACCAACTATGGCACTGGCCGTAGCCTTTCCGTGTGATACGAACCAACCAAAAGACTTGATCACGATCGGTATGGCCTTGGTAAGACCTTTGACACCAATACTTACTACCAAACCCATTGCATTGGCTACTTGTGTAAAACTGTCCGCTAGTTGACCGTTCTGCATGGACGCAGTCAACTCATTCAAACTTTTGATCGATGCCTTTACGGCTTCGGTAAGAGGGCCTTTTAGCTTGTCGTAAAAAGCTATACCTAGCCCTTCCAATGAGCTTTTCAAGATCGTGAATTGACCTTTTAGGTCGTTGTTCATGGTGTCAGCCATCTTTTTAGCCGAGCCGTCACAGTTATCAATTGAATCCTTTAGTTTTTTATAGTCCGAATCCGAGGCATTGACGATTGCCAATAATCCGGACATACCTTCCTGGCCGGCTAGGGTCGCGGCATACTGTGCCTTCTGCTCAGAAGTCAATCCCGAGAACGACGATCTTAATTCAGATACGACCTGTCCGAAAGGCTTCATGGAACCGTCAGCGTTGGTTAGCGAGATATGCAGTTGATCCATAGCGGCCGCTACGTCATCCGTAGGTTTGGCCATTCTAGAGAGGATGGATCGTAAAGCAGTACCTGCCTGCTCGCCTTTGATTCCGGAATTAGCCATCAAGCCAATGGCTAGTGCTACATCCTCGATCTTATAGCCTAAAGCTCCGGCCACTGGAGCGACGTACTTAAAGGTTGCGCCCATCAAGCCGACATTCGTGTTGGAATTAGAAGATGCGGCTGCCAATACGTCAGCGAAGTGCGCCGAGTCTGATGCGGCCAAACCAAAAGCCGTCAAAGCATCGGTCACGATATCGGAAGTAGTGGCCAGGTCCTCACCGGATGCGGCCGCCAGGTTCATGATTCCTTCGATACCGCTTAGCATGTCACCGGTCTTCCATCCGGCCATGGCCATATACTTCATGGCCTCTCCGGCTTCCGTAGCGCTGAACTTGGTTTTGGCGCCCATTTCCAGAGCCTTATCGCGTAGAGCCTGGAAGTCCTTGCCCGTAGCACCGGATATGGCCTTAACTTCGCTCATGGCATAGTCGAAGTCAGTACCAACTTTGAGTGCATAGCCGGACAGTGCCACCAAAGAAGCACCAGCTACTTTAAGGCCTGTCTTAGCGGCTTTTCCAAGCTTGCTTACGCCACTGGAGAAGCCTTTTTCGTTGATGTGAGTATCAAATATTAAGGACCCATCTGCCATATGCTGTCACTTCCTTTCCTTACCATAGAGCGGCACCTATATCTGTATCATCAATCGGCGCATGAGGCAGTGCGATCATGCGCTGTATCCGCTTGATCTGTCTGCGCTGTTTACTATCCTTGATATCGCTCAATTTGATATTTCGGAATCGCACGCGCTCTTTCAGTTCACTGTCTCCGCTCATGGCATTCAAGAGAATGTTGAACCTCCACCAGTGCAGGTCATCGATACTCATGAGGTCGATGCTATAGAATTCCTGGAAGGCGGCTATGATATAGTCCGCATCCGCCGTGTAACTGAATGTCTCTTTTTGCTTAGATGCTTGCGTGTGCAGCTGTTCGCCGCATCGCAAAAACCACCCAATTTGTTGCATCAGTTCTGTGGCGTCTGTGCTCTCTGGCATATCCTCCATGAACAAGCCTTCGATCAGAGCGCCTATATCATCTTTTATGTGTCCCATGATCACTTCATTGATCTGCAGCCAGTACCGGAAATCTGTGATGATCCGATACTCTTTCCCAGATACGGCCAGTGTTGACGGCAGTTTCTGAGTTAGTGGATTCATGTCAGTTCACCAGTTTATCTTTCAAAGAATCACTTAGATCTTTATAGGCTTTATCCAGCTGTTTAGATGCTTCTACATCTGCTTTATTGGCCTCTTCACGGGCCTTCTTCATGAATTCGGTATATGCACAGATCGTGGTCGTGGTAAGCACGCGGTTGCGCTTGCCGTCGAAAAGCTTATCAGATGTGCCAACACCAAAAACCGTGTCAAAGTATTGGTTCCAAGCTTCACAGTATAGCTTTGTTTGATCCCATTGCGTGATATTTGGCTTGTTTAAGGCCTTTTCTAAGCCCTTTTTGTTAAGGGCTTCCTCGGCTTCATGGAATCGCATGGTATCGTCATAGTCATTCCAGTCAAATTCAAGTACGGCATCTCTGATCTTCCATTGACTCATAATCTTTATCCTCCTTTAAAAAAAAAGACAAAAGGATGAGCGCTTAGCTCATCCATTATATTTGCTTAGGCGCCTGTAGACTCCTTGCAGGTCTTCCAGTTGTCTGAGGATGTGACGATGACATCCGTCGATACACCTTTGGATTTCAAATCACCGGAGTAAGTGTAGGTGTTTTCATCATCTCCATCAGAGTCTGGAATAACAGAATATTCGCGCTTTTTGGCTTTGTACGAGTCTGCTTCTGTACCTGGCTGTGTGAAATCAACCACGATGATCGTACGTACGGCATCGTCACCTACCAGTTCGTTATCTGTGATCTTGACGATATCGTCATGCACGGCGTTGCCTACGTATTGATCAAATGCATAAGAGTAAGATGGACTGTATCCCGTTACGTCACTGTCCTCGCCTGGTTGATCTACATATTTACGTGAGTACTCATTTGCGTTAGAGCTTTTCGACATTTCCGTGAATTTCGTCATGCGTGTATAAGTCCCATCGGTCGCACCACTTACTTGCATAAAGGCGACCTTCTTATCACGTGTTACTAAGCCTTTTTTAGCTTCTGCCATTTAGTTATCCTCCTTTAATATTCAAGGTATGTTACCCGACATTGGATCTCGTATTTGGCCATACCCGTGCCGTATACGTCAAAAAGGTACCCTGGTGCGAGTACCTCAATACTTTGGATATTCGGTATGTCGGGCAGATTACCGGTATCATTCTGCTCATTTATCCACTTTTCCAGTTGTTCATAGAAGCCCGATGCACTGATCTGATCCAGTATATCCGAGGAATATTGCTCCACGGACATGAAACTGAAAGGGTACTGCATGAGCTTCTCGCCATCCGTGTACCTCTTGATCACAGGACTGGCATTGATCTGGCTTACGATCGCGTACTGGATTGCTTCATTTCCTAAGTAGTCGATGTTGAACATGCCATCTTTCAGATACGGGCATCCACAAAAGTAGTCCCGTATCTTTTCTAATTTATTTACCACTTCCAATTATCCGCCCAGCTCCTCTCATGATGTGGTTCAGATTCTGTGCTTTCATTCGCTCGAACCATTTAGCGCCGCGTCGTGGTGCACCGCTATAGGTTAGCGGTATGTTGGTCACTGTCTTAGGTGCGTGGCCGATCATGACCTTGCCGTAGTACTGATATCGCGCATACGGCGTACTGTATCGTACCCAACCATCGCCAATCGATGATGCTCGCATAGCACTGCCTCGCAAAACCCCTTGGCGGAACGGCACCATAGGATCGCTCAATCGGATGACCTCCGTATCGACATAGGTCTGTGCGACCTCAAAACGATTGCTTGGATTATAGGTCGGATTCCATTTGAGCTCACCTTTGACCTCGCCACCTTTGGTGCGTATCACGATGGTCCGATTCTCCAAAGGGATGTTAAAAGTACGTGCCATCAGGATCCACTCACTCTCACATGCTTGGAATAGCCGGACACGGAGTGCATGTTATAGGTCACGGACTGGACCTCGAAACACTCCGGATAGGCCTTCTTGATATCTGCTAGGGTCTTGCCCTCAATATCGGCATCACCAAGTACCATATAGTCTGTCGCCTTGATCACAGGTGCATCAGCTACGGTTGCTACCGGTATGCGTACCACCACAGAGTCTGCATTTACCGCAGAACGATTCTCAATGGCCACCTGGCTCTTACGGAACCACGAACCGGTTAGCACTTCCTTTTTATGGACATTGGTGCGTGTGGCTTTGTCATACACACTGTATACATGTGTGATCACTTGATCCGCATCCAACATGCTACCACTTCCGATCGTCCCAATAAGGGTCATAGCCGCTATACAGCAGACCTGTAGGCATCAGATACTTGCGTATCAATCGATACAGGTCTGCATCCTGGCTTGCATGATCACGCTTCTCAAAAGTGACCGAATGGCCATCCGTGGTCTCACTTGCAATGCCGTCCGTCTGATTGAAAGCCTTGTCAAAATCTTTCAAGCGCTCAGTCACACGGTAGATACACTTTTCAATGGCTTTATAGGCCGTTGGCTCCTGCGTCTCCATCTCGGACAGATCGTCCGGGATACGACCGTGACAGTAGCCACGCACCGCCATGATCGCATCATCCACATAGTAGTCATACTCCTGATGTGTCATCGGACTAAGGCTCGAGCTCTCATATTTATCGTATGTAAGAGCCATCAGCTACACCTCCGATCTAAGCGGATGCTTTTTTCTTGACCAATACAGTTTCAGGTCGTGAGATCATATCGCCATAGCACTGACGTCCTTGGACTGCGGAAGCACCGATATGTGCGCCGTCTTTCAAGTCATTGATTGCTACAGGTACCATCCACTCTGCTACATAGTGGCAGAATACGTTATTACCAAGAATGTATTGGACATTCAATTTGTCATCAATGTTGTCAGATTCGTAGACATTGACACCTGCAATACGTCCAACCACACCGGACTGGATTACCGAATCACCCAATTGAGAAGCATGAATGAATTGGTCGGATTTCAACAATGTTGCGTATGTGTCGTTGGTTACCGCTAGCCACATTTCATTGACGTTGATGTGCTTCTTTTTTGCCGTCTGCACGGCATCCACGATATCTTCGTAGATATTGGATTTGGTCAATGCTGCGGTTCCAGATAAAGCAGTACCTGTGGTTGCACATAAGCTAACCAATTCTGAATCTAAGCTGATACCCATAGCGTACCCGGCAGAATCTAAACGATCGGCTACCAAGTTGTCCGGTACACTTTCTGCGTCAAATCCGTCAATCAATTCATTTACATATTTATCTTTATCGATAGGTAATGTTTTGTAAGTTGTGCTTCCTTCGGATAAGGTTCCACCTTTTGATTTATTGTAATCACCGACTGCTACTTCAGTATCACGTACCGGGATCTTTACAGCACCAGCTGTTGGTGTTCCTTCATATCGAGGGTTAAACAATCCTGCAAAGATGGAAGTAGCGCGTAATTTTGCTAATACTAAATTTGAATATCTTTCTTGTGGTGTATGTGCCATCTTTTATCCTCCTATTTCTTAAGTCCTGGATTCAACTCATAGAAGCGCTCTTCTACGCCGTCCAGGTCATCAGACCCAGGCGCCTTGCCGCCCATCGGTGCGCCTTTTCCTTTTGGCTTCGGTTCTGGATCTATTGATTTGAAAGCTTGTGGGTCGGACTTCTTCAGGTCCTCAATAAATTCATCGGCACCGACGAACTTTCCATCTTTGAATTCCAGATTCTTTTCATCGAACGCCTCCATAGCGGCTTTCTTGGCCAAAGTGCTATTGAATTGGATCGTACTGAAGTACATCTGCTTCGCGAAGTCTCTATCTTTCGCCGCCATATCTTTGTTGTACTTTTCTTCCCACTCACTCAAATCGCTTTGTAGCTTGGCTACATCGACACCATCATAAGTCTTGACCTTTTCGGTCAATCCATTGATCGTGTCATCTCGCTTTTGGACTTCCTTTTTCTGTTCTTCCAGTTTTTGATTCCACTCTGAAGTATCGGTACCATGCAACTTCATGATCGCATCAATCTGTTCACTGGTAAGTCCTTCGATCTTTTTTAGATCATCTCGTTTCATTTAACTATCCTCCATAACACTTTTTTAACACGGTTCGCTCCGCTCCGGTCGTTGCCTTTTAACGCCATACCGAGGGCATTTAAAAAGACCTAAGCATCACTTAGATCTTCACGAATAAATTTAGGTAGCTTTCGCTTCGGCGGGTCTTTCACATATATCGTCTCCTTTTCTGTCTTGCCGCAAAGAATACAGGTACGTACTCTTTTTTCTGCTCTGCATTGTAGGTTCTGATCGTAGTATGATTTATCAATCGATTCTGTATAAACATGTCTGCACATGATTATAGGGCTCCTGCTTTCTTCCAAGCCTCATGGATCTTAGGTCCTTGGATCGCGATCCAATCGACCATTTCTTCATTCTTGGCCCAGTGCTCAGTATATTCAGAGCATGCAGATAGTCCGCTTTCAAATAAAAAAGCATGAACAATTTCATGCCGTAAGGACTCTTTTATCCGCTCTGCGATAGCTAAAGGTGTTGAATTATCCCAGTCATCCAAATTGCAGATTACGATTTCTTTGTTGTAAAAATCAACATAGCCATCTGCATCACTAAGCTCTTGATCGTCTTTTCGATTGCGATACAGTATCTCATATCGTATGCTTAAAATATTTACCATTCATTCCTCCACTAAAAAAGCACACCTTTCTTCTTGTTAGAGCCCATCTTACCAAGCCCATCGGCATAGATGCGCTCTTTTTGTTGCTTTAGTCCCATGGCATCGCTAAATCTAGCGTACTCATTCATCTGAGCTCGATATCTAGCCTGTGTGGCCAGTATATCGACTTCGGAACCACCGGACTCTTTCAAGATCTTGATGCGCTCACGATAGGCGCGCATATTGGTCTCCATCTTACGCATCCTCTGTGTTGCCTCATAACCTGTATAAGACTTGCCGCCGTACTCTTTTGGTGTATCATTCTTCCATTCTTCCAATTCTTTCTTGGTGTAAGTGTGCTTACTTAGTCCAGGTATCACCGGATAGTAGTTGTGGTAGCAATTCGCGCCGAGAAGACCCGTGACATCACCTAGACCACAAACTTCTTCAAGCTCTCGCTTGGTGTACCACCCACCTTGCCATACAGCATGTGTTGGACGCGCGTTGGCGTGAGCTGTTACCTCAAACATATCCGTATTTAGGTCCTTGGCCACTTGATCGGATATACTCGAGTTGATATCCGATAAGCTCGACATGATAGAACGTCTAGCCGCTACTGTTATGCGGTTGTGCCAACCAGTATCATAGTTGATCCACCTCACACCGGAGTTGGTCATTTCTGTGACCGCCTTGCGCAGAGTCGTATTGTAGTCAAAAGCACCTGTAGCGATATCTACATAGCACTGATTAAGCTTGTCATTAACATAGTCCGTTAGCCTTGTGGCTTTCAGTCCAGTCCCGTCATTGACCACAAAGCCAAGGCTTCGAGTCATGTTGGTGTAGTCATTGATCGTGTTCCTTCGCTTTTGTTCTACGATATTGCGTAATTGCGTATTGGCTATCCATGGCACAAAGTCTTTATTCAGGTATTCATACATCGGCTTGTAGCGAATGTAGTCGGTCTTTATAGCCTCCTCATAAAGGCTATTGACATAGGCCTCAGAATCACCAAGCGCGCTCTCTACAAGCTTGCGTATGTCCGCATTGGAGTAGCCCATCAATTTGAGTTGATATAATTGCCAGTCCGCACTTCGTGTGATCACTCCGGCGTCATGGATCCGCCTGGCCACATCAAGCATGATCCGTATCTCCAAATTTGCGAAGATCTTTTCCGCGCCATAGCCATAAGACTCTAATGTGCTTGGATCAATCATACTACTCTAGTACGTCCGCTTGCTGTGGCAGATTCTTGAGAGCTTCTTCGATGGATTCATTACGCCATCTCGATCGGTACTCTTCAGGCCGAAGTGTGCCATTGGCCAGGTCTGTCTGGTCATTCTTACGCTCGGTCTCCTTATCCTCGATAATCGAGTCATCAAAGTCAATTTGGATATCCTCATACTTGATATCTGTTCCCATCAAATAGCCAATCGCACGGATCATGCCACGGATAGCGGTATCCAGTGGTTTCTCATGCTTCTTTAGCGTTGAGTACATATCACTGTCTTCACTGATCACTTCCGTAGCGGTCTTGACGCCACGAGTAGCAAACTCGTATTGATTGGTACCCATGCCACACTTCTCAGATAGCAGATTCAACTGGAACTGCAAGGCCTCTTTTAATTCACTGATCCGGAAAGAAGGGCTGAAGTCATGAAGCTCGATACCGCCATCGCTTCCACCTTCGCCGACCATGCGTAGTACTTCTTCATTGTCGTCGATGACGTTGTGTTGGTTACCGTTGGCGTCCATCGTGAAGCCTTCACCGGCCATGAGTATATGACGGCGTCCGGTGCGTACTTCAGAATCGAAAGCATCGAATGTCGTATCAATTTCTTTCAAGACATCGATTGCGTTCGCGTACACAGATATGCCCATCGGGTTATAGATATCTACATTGTTCACCTGTTTTAGTTTCACGATCTGGAACAGTGGAATATTCGTATTCAGATAAGTCACTGGTTCCATGCCTTCCGGTAGCGGCAGTTCGTCAAAAGATCCGCTTGCCTTGATCTGTATCATGTGGTTCTCGATCTGATACATGCCTCTCTCATCCATTACGTGCATCTGGATATACAGATAGTCACCGATGCTCTTATCGTGGCGTTGGGAAGCGAAGGCGCACTCTTTGATGCCTGTCGAATCCCAGGACAACGGGTATATCATATTGGCCATGATGTAGTCGATGAAGATCTCATCATCCTTCATGTATTCCAGGAAGGCACCGCTTCCTAACGCACAGTACTTCTCGCACAGCTCATTCGTGTTGCCTTCAAAGTCATTGGCGCTCAGTATCTCATGGATGCGCGTATTGACGGTTTCCGGTTCAATGGCGATCTGAACTTTTTCGTTCATCAATAAATTAGCCCACGTTTCGCACACTGTCTTGGCCATTCCTAGCGACTTGATGACCCTGGACCTAACGGTCACACCATTCCAGTACTGTGTCTTGTGATTATCATCCAGGTTGTTCATGTACCAGTCCATCCAGTTCTGTATGGTCTTGTAATACTCGGCATCGACGGTATCATAGCCAAGCTTCTTCAGATAGGCGCATACACCGGACGATGTCTGTTTGGCCTGTTCGTTCATTCCTTGTCCTCCCTTGCTAAGTACGGCAGCATGCGCTTCATGGTGCGCCACTGTCCCATGACCGCGTACCGGATCGCATCCATCGCGTGGTCATGCTCTTTGATTGGCTTCTCAAGACCCCGATCAATCGAATCGGGATCATAGCCGTATAAATAAAACTCTGATTCTGCATTTTTTTGTTGATCACATAAAAAGAGTGCATCGTAGCTTAACAGCTTCTGCACTCGGTTGATTCCTTCGGTCACCGTGTTATCGGCGTTGCGCAGTATGATTTCTGGACATATCCGCTTGATCTCCTCCGCCAAGCCTTTGGCAGACGGGTCAATATAGACGTATACACGCTTTCTTCCATGCGCCACATATAATTTATCAAGCATAGCACGAAAGTCCTTAGCATAGTCGCTAGGGCTCTTCTGCCGTCCGGTATCACGACCAGAATAGTAATATTCATCCAGTCCTTGCATACGCTTATTGGTCATATCCATGCCAAACACTTGATAGGTGGTCGCGTTCATCTGTCCGTAGTCGACCCCGATCGCATAGTAAGCATAGTTATCCGCAGAGCCTATATGTCGGATGTGTCTGTCCGGATCAAACATGTAGTAGATCAGGTCGTCGATACCGACCGCCTCACCAAGCCATACCCATCGATACATCTTGTTATCGGCCTCGGCCATCTGATTGGCCGCATCGATTAGCTTTTGGCCCAGCCACTCGACCGGTACATCCTTGTAGCTTGAGTGGATGTGGATGCAGTCGGGCCGCTTTTCCATCATGCGCACCCATTCATTGACTGGCGCCTTTGGGTTCTTCGGCGGGTTGAAAAGGTAGAGCATTCGGAAGAAGTTATCGTTGCCACGGACAAACGTCGCTTCAATGTTGGACAGTTCTTCTGCGCCCTCACCCTTATCAAAGAATTCGGTAAGCTCATCCAGTACGACCATACGGATACTTCTCTCCTCGTCGATCATACCTTTCGTATCATCGATCGAATCTGAACCAGTAAAGTAGATCGTGTTTCCATTTTTTAGGTAAGTCATCTGCATCGGGCTCTTGGTGATCTTGAACTGGCTCTTTTTTAGGCCAAGCCTTTGGATAGCTCGGATGCACTCTTTATAGACCGTCTTGCGCAGTTTGTTATGGTGCTTGCGCATAACCACCACTGCCGTATCCGGTTCTGCCACGATCAGATAATCGGCCAGTATGGCCATACAGCTCGATTTGGTTCCGGCACGACCGGACGTGAGTATCTGATGCATATGTGTCTTATCATTGACCAGTGGCAGATACTTTGGGATGAGGATATCGGACAGTCTAACTGTCTTCTTCCGGTGCGTCATTGATGATCACCACCTCATCATGTACATCTTCCACCTGGTTTGCATCGAACATACCGAAGCGCTTGCCAAGCAGTTCCGCGGCTCGGATCCTGTCTTTCATAGAAACCTGCTTTCGGACGATCTCGTTATGAAAAACACCTTTACCCTCGCCAACGGATGTGACGACTTCTTCTTTATGCTCGCCTCGCATCGTTTCAGATAGGAACTCTTCCACGTCCAGTACGGTCGCGACACTTTCTCTCTGTCGTTGCTCATGGAATTCTTTAATAGCCGTTTGAATTTCAACATTCTTCAACAATCTTTGACCAATAGAGTAGGCAGTGCGCTCCGAGTATCCGGCTCTTATAGCGGCTTTGGTTGCATTCATATCTCTTAGCCACTCAAGCACGAATCGCTCTTGACGCTTATTCATTCTACCGACTCCTTTCGTCTAGGCACGTAAAAAGGCGGTCCGTTAAATACGTCCGCCTCGTGTGCTTATTTGTTAAAGCTCGGCAAAAAGTTGAGTGTGACCGTCGGGATTGTACTTATACGACGTCCTCTTTTGTCGATCTTTGTACACTACCATTATAGCGCACTCTTAGGTATCATTTAGTATCCTCTTTCAGAATCCTGTTGAATTCGTCCAGTGCCAGGTTGTGGATCCGGTAGATGTAATGCAGTGAGTAGTTCAGTTTCTCACTGATCTTCTCCCATGATCTCAGATGGATGTACCGCTCATACAGTACCGTCATCTGATTGGCATCCGGAACCATATCGATAAGGGCCATAGCCCTCTGCTTCGCCAGGATCAGCATGTCCACCTGGTGATTGATCTCGTCTTTCAATTCAGTAAGCCGCATGATCATATGGGCGTTGCGTTCCGTATCGGTGTGACCGGATGTCGTACCGTCCTTTTCGTAGGATATCGAACCGCCTTCGATCTGCGCCTTCAGTTTGGCAATTTCTTCGGATTTCTCATTGATCTGCATCGAGATCTTCCTTATCTGTGTCAAATACTCTTTTGCATCCATCTTATACCTCTATCCTGGCCAGTGTCTTCCACCCGTGAAAGTTGATCTTGGCCTCGTTCTCGATACCGTGCTTCGCCTTGTATTGTGTCAACCGAGAACAAACGTTATTCACGTTGCTGTCAAGATACTCGGCCACCTCTTTCAGGCTGCCGACAAACATACAGGTTTCATGTTCGTCGTAAACGGCATACAGTTTCTCTTTCACATCGATTTCCTCCAGTTGACCGCATCGAACGCCTTGGACTGTTCATACACCTTTTTGCATGATTTCAGTGTCATGTGGTGATCGATAACATAATCAAGTACGTTTTCTTTTTCGTACTTTTTTATCTGGTCAAGCTTCATCAGGTCACGCTTTGAAAGACCGTACTGGATGCATAGACCGCCCAGTTCCATCTGAAGTTTGCGATTATCATCCGGATTTCTATTTTGTGACTGCTTGACTTTTTTCTCTTTCATTTCCAGGTTTCCCTTAACCATAAGTTCTTGACGGATTTCCTCGATGGATCCAAGCGAATCAAGATCATTGATTGCCTTTACGATCTTATCAAGAACTTTTTTGGTCGCTTGTTTACCTTCCATTATCTTAAAGTATGTAGCACCGGAAACACCTGCATGCTGGTATATGTTGTATGCCCTAAGCCCCGGATATTTTTCAAGAAAATCATTGATCATATCCGCTGTTGTCTTGCTATCGACCGTAAATACGGTACCTTTTTTCATCGCCATATTAATCCTCCTTTTTTTGTGGCTGCTTATACTTTTTCAGCCATTGTCTGTAACATGTGTAACTGCAGAAATAGATGATTCTCCCATGATCTTTCGTCTTGTACAGCCAGTCGCGCTTCAAGCTCGATATTATCTTTCTCTTTCCACAATATGCACAGTCAATGTGGTCGAATTTCTGAATCTGCATATCCCACCTTCTAAGAATCTGCATCTTCAACCTTCTCGATCGTATTGGGGTCAACCCTTACGGTTGATGTACCGTAAGGGAATCTCACTATGATGTAACAGCTAAATCCGTCATAGGCAAGCTCGCCTTTGACTTCCTTTCCTGTCGAAATTGATTTTGCTTTGTACTCCATTCCATCTCCTCTACTTTCTCAATGCTTCTATCAGTCTTTTTTGTGACACATCTTTTTCTTCCAATGCTCTTCGCATATCTTCATCAATGGTTCCTCTGGCTATCAGGTGATAAATTGTTACTGCTTTTTTCTGTCCCTGCCGATATATCCTCGCGTTCGCTTGTTGGTACAATTCCAGGTTCCAATTCGGCATCGTATACCATATGGCCACGCATCCGCCTTCCTGAAGGTTCAGACCATGCCCCGCACTGGCTGGATGCACAAGAAGGATATCGATCTTTCCATTATTCCAGTCACGTATATCATCGGGGCCTCCTATTGTACGTACCCGGTGATCCTTGCCGTACCGATCCATCAGTCTTCTCAATTCGTGCTTGTAGTAATAGAAGACCATGACAGGCTGTCCGTTGGCGGACTCGATCAGATCATCCAGGGCCTCGACCTTGTGATCGTGGATAACGGTCGTGGTCTTATCTTCTTTGTAGATCTCGCCCGACGCAAACTGTAGCAATTCACCGCATAAGACGCCTGCATTGACCGCCATCAATGCATCGTTATCAATCTCCAATACCTTGTCTCGCTTGAAAGCGCGGTACTGTTTCAGATGCTTGCCAAGGTCTACCGGATAGTCCACCAGGTTGAGAGACGGCAGTTTCGTACAGTCATCCTGTCGGATGCTCATGCAGATATCACCGATCTTTTGATAAATTCTTTCTTCAGACCCTTTTCGAAGGATCCAGTCATAGACCACATAGCCGTTACGCCTTCCAGGTTGCAGATAGGTCTGTCTGAACTGTGTCAGTGTACGGCCCAGACGCTCGCCTCTGTCCATCAGATAGATCTGCGACCAGATATCCGGCAGACCGTTCGGCGCCGGCGTTCCTGTCAATCCAATCAAGCGGTCTGTCAACGGCATCATCTTCCGCAAAGCCTTGAACCGCTTGGAACTCGGATTCTTAAAGGTCGATAATTCATCAATGATGATCATGTCAAAAGGCCACGTCTTGTCATATGTGTCACATAAAGCTTTGATATTATCTTTACCGATCAGATAGATATCCATACCTCCCGGTATCGGCTTCTTTCCTTTGGACATCGGTCCGTCGATCAGACTGTATGTCATATAGCTCGTATGTTTCCACTTGGATATCTCATCGGGCCACGTCGATTCAACGACCCTTTTTGGACCGATGATCAGTACCCGCCCAACATCGATGTACATCAGCCTGGAAAGTATGGTCAATGTGACAACTGTCTTTCCGGCTCCCATCGGCAGGAATAGACCACACCGTCTATGAGTCAGTCCCCACTCGATGGCATCCGCCTGATACGGATGCGGATGGAACTCAATCGATCTCATCGCACCACCTGATAAATTTTTCAGACCTCTCCAGCGACCCGATCAGATCATCCGCATCTTCTTTGCTGCGGACGATAGCCACTGGATGACCATGCCGATCGAACTTTTCAAAGGTGGCTTTCTGCAATGGCGATATCACACCGCCTTTCGGTCTTTTCAATTCGACAAACTTCGTGCAGTGGTCCGTAAGAATGATACGGTCCGGCACTCCGGCAGTGGATGGTGATACGAATTTGAGGCACATCCATCCCCGTTTTCGGCACTGCCTAGAAAGGTATTTTTCTACTTCTTTTTCTAACATTTTTCCTCCTGTTTTTTTTTGATGGGTGCAGGTCGATGAAGGTCTTTTCTAAAACCTCTCTTTGGGAGGTTTTTTAAAAAGTCTCCATAGGGGGTTTTAGGTACGACCTTCACCGACCTGCACCTTTACTTTATATAAAGGGATTTTTTAATTATTCAAAAGTTTCTTTTAGATCCAATCCGACTACTTTAATTCCTTTTTTTGTCCTTTTTCTTTCGAACCCAGCCTTATCCAAGGCTTGATAAAAGTCAGTTGTCGACCTTGCGAATTCGCCATTTTTTTCACAAAAATTTCGATATGTTTGATACAGCAACCCGGATCCGCAGATAAGTTTCTTATTGATGTCACAACATGCGTCCAGAAATTGACGAATCCAATTATTGGTTTCTCTATATTCCGCGGTCGCATCCTTGACCACCTGAGGCGGATCCAATTTGAAATCCTTGCTTATGATCCGCTGGGCGCCTTCCATGATCCACTTCAGTACGGCACCACCACACTCCTTATATAGATAATCCGCATAGTTTTTGATATCACTTTTTCCCTCGATCGATGCGCCAAACGGTACGACGATCAATCTTCTCCATGTTCCTTCGTCCAGTGATCCGACCTTTGGCAAATGGTTAGTGTACAAGACAAGTGTATGGGTCGGTGTATATGCGAAGGGGTCCTTGTACTTTTTCTCCGCATATACGTCATCGGTCGAACACAGCTGTTTGACGATCGATGTTGATAAACGCATGCCTTCTTCCAGTTCGGCCGATATGATCAGCCGCTTGCCTTTGGCTTCGGCAAGCTCCGGCTTGACATTGCGCTTATTATTGGCAGTCAGTGTATCGGCCGATAAATTGCCCGAATACGTACCCATGACACGGGCTATCGTATTCCAGAAGGTAGACTTTCCATTGCGTCCGCTTCCATAGGCGATGATCAGCGCCTCCAGATATACCTTTCCAATGGCCGCCAGGCCAACGATATCTTGCACGTAATTAATAAGATCATCATCCAGGCAGAAAAAGGTATCCAGTGCATCCTTCCAGATGGACATACCTTCGTCACTGGGGTCGACGGTCGTGATCTTGGTGATATAGTCCTCCGGATCGTGTTCATGAGGCTTATCGATGCCGTAGCGCAGATCATAGGTCTTGGAAGGTGTATTTAAAAAGAATTCATCGGCATCCAGGTCTCTCTGATCGATCTCGACCATGGGCTGCACTTCTTTCAGTGCATTGGTGATATATTTTGAGTCGCGTCGCCTCTCAACAAAAGTGCGGTACTTTTTGGCCAGTTGATATTTGACCAGTGCAGCATGCTGACGCATGGAAAGCGTGACCCCGGCGCGTACATCACCGTTCTTGGTAAGCAGATCCTGTACGCCTTCGGATTGGATCGTATTCTGCGCCTGTTCTAGTGCCTCGTCTGCTTCTTTCATCTGCATCTTGGTCAGAGCATGCACGACGCCCTGTGCTTTTGGGTTGGACTCTTCCCAGTACGCTCCATTAAAGACGATAAAGTTGGTCGACGGCGAGTATCGGATACTTCCTTTGTACTCTCTAGCTAGTACCGTGGCCTGTCCGACATCGGAGTAGTCATCCGGTGCATATTTAAAGTCCATGTTGAATTCATCCGGCGATACATAATCCGGAGATTTCGATATCGTTTCTTTAAAATATTTTGAAGCACTTTTCCAGATGGTCACTTGATCTTTGTCCGGTAGCGGTGGGGCGCATTTTGCAAGCATCTCCTGGTATTTTGCCTCCGCCTTGCCATTGGTGTCGCCATACTTTTTGAGCACGGCACAGGCATACTTATGCATCGTGTCATTGCGGCTTCCTTCCGCGATGTAGTCAGCCTCTTCCACTTTGGCGATGATCGATTGATCCTCTTCGCTCAGGGCGTCAAATTCGGCATCCGCTTCAGGCGTATTGGCAAAGAATTCGTCAAGCGTCAGGTCGTTAGTCAGCCTTGTATTGACCTCCGGATCCTCCGTACCGAAAAAGAAGCGCGCGGCGTCCAGCGCATTGGCATCGAAATACGGGAAGACACTCGCCGCCTTCCTTTTTAGCGCCGCGTATTTGTCGGCGTTATCTGTCCACTCGATTGGGAAGAAGACGTGGAACTTGGGCCGCGCCGCCTTTCCTTTCTTCTTGACCATGTTGCTTCTTGAGTAATGGATCGCGAATTTGACATTCGGAAAAGCCTTGCTTATATCCTGCAACGGTCGTACCCAGTCCATAGGGTTCTCAGAGTGGTCATTATCACAGTCCAGGATGATCACATTCGAACCTATAAAGTTGCTTATGGATCGCTTGTTGTCCTTGTACTGCGCTCCGACGTAGTCGTGCTTGACCGCCTCTTTAAGGTCTTTGTAACCCGATTGGTTTTCTGATATGTTGATCTCATTTTTGTATGTATTGTTGGCCGGATTGCCGCGGCAATCGGCCGTGTATAAAGTAAACAACTGTCCCCCCCCCTTTAATCTTCCGCAATTGGATACTTGCCTTTGAACAGATTCTTTTTATTGACCAGGGTCTGATCTAGATTGTTCGTACCGACATTTAACGCCTTGGCCATATCTGTAAATGACAGCTCCTTGATCACGTGCGCGTAATCCGGTGTAAGGATATAAAATTTGCGCTTTTTTCTTTTGCACTTCATAGCTAATCCTTTCTGTAATAATTCGACGTGAAGCCGTCGGCTGTCAGTATCAACCCAGGCGCCCATGGTATCGGCTCTGCCATGATGCCTTCTATCCGTTCAAGGCACTCATTTGCCTTCTCCTTCGGTACCTCCACGATGACCTCATCATGGACATGCATGACCGTCCAGTATCCGGTCTTGGATATTCGCATCAATGTAAGCGCCAGGCAGTCACGTGCGATGGCCTGGACGATGTTTTCGGTCAGTTTGCCGCCATAGGTCTTTAATCGCTCCCACTTATGTGTGGTTTGGTTCTGACCCATATAGGCGATCTGATAGCCTCGCTCAGTTTCTTCCAGTTGTGGATCGGCATAGCATATGAATCGCCCGGATGGCAGATATATCTGAAGAAATTCCATATTTTCTATGAAATTCATATGAAATCGAATTTCTTTTCCGTTACCAAAGTAATCACTGTAAGTGCCTCTTTCGGCACCCGTCCGCTCTTCGTTTTCGCGAGCCCGGATCGGGTCATACTCTTTGATGGATACATGGGAGTCCTTGCCGGATTCAATGGTCTTGATCGCGGCCGTTTGAATTCGATTCCACAGGGCCACGATGTGAGGTGACTTCTTTCGCCACTTTTGAACGATATCGAGCATTTCTTCTTCGGACATTCCCATTGCTTCGCCGCCCATCCGCTTCATTGCGTTGACACCGCCTTGGTAGCCGAGCGCTAGTTCGGCGACCTTGCCTTTCTTGCGCAAGTGGGCGTTGCGTCCATGCTTCTCGACGGGCACATGAAACATCTGTTCGGCCGAGGCACAGTAGATATCTCCGCCATTTCTGAAGGTGTCCTGACGCCATTTCTCTCCGGCGAGCCAGGCAATTACTCTCGCTTCGATCGCACTGTAATCCGCGACCGCGAAGGCATAGTGTTCAGGCGGTATGATCATCGTTCGTATGAGCGTTGCGAATACGTCATTGATCGAGTCATAGAGCATGGCCAAGTCGTCCCATCGTTGCGACAGGACCAGATCACGCGCCAAACCGATATCATCAAAAGCGTTGCGTGGAAGATTCTGTACTTGCAGTAACCGCCCAGCCCATCGGCCCGTACGCCCCGCGCCGTAAAATTGAAGGACGCCATGCAGACGTCCGTCTGAACATAGCGCCTCCAGGGTCTTGTTATACTTTCGAATCGAGGTCTTGCCGACCTCTTGCCGTATCTCAAGTACCCGTCTTGTGTCGGGCCCTAGATCATCTCTTTTTAATAGGTTAGTGACGTCTTCTTTCGTGAGGGATTCTAGATTGATTCCTTCCACTTGCCGTATCCATTGGATCAATTGGATAATCGAATTGATATTGACTCCTCCGGTCAGTTCTTCGGCCTCTTTTTTCAAAGCCTTGGTGTACTTGTCAGAGTACTCGATGATGATATTGAGCATTTTTTTATCGATCGTCAGGCCGTGATCGTTCATATTCTGATCCAGGCAGTAGAGCGCCTTTTCGGATTCAGGAATCGGTATCCGCTTCAATCGCCTGTCAATTTCCTGCTCCGTCTCGACATCCCGTTTGTTGTATTCGATGAAAGTTTTCCATTTGTCCGGTGCATCGGTCGGCATGTTTCGCGTCCTTCCGCCGTTTGCCTTGGTCGGCTTGCATGGCTTACAGAAGTAGGTTATGAGCGCTCTTCCTTCTGACATCTTCTGTTTATCTTCCGGAAGTCCGAGCGCCTTTCCTACGTCTTTTAGCGAGGCCGGAAGGCCGAGCATCGAGGCGTGGACCATCGTGCATTCCCATTCATCAGGCTGCATACGTACGCCTAAATACTTGGATAGACAGACCCTTTCAAAGGCGGCGTTGTGCGCCACCTTAAGGAATGCGACATCTGTCAGCATCATAATAAGTTCTTTCGGCATCTCCTCTTTTGTGAGGTCGATGACATCGACGGGTCCGTCATCAAGCGCATAGGCCAGTAGCAGGATCTCGAAAGCATCTGAGTCCACATATCTATACAGACCAACTTTTCCGATATCGACGTCAGAGTAGGTCTCTAAGTCGATATGCAGCTTTGTTATCCTTCTCATAGCAAGTCACTGTAGATGTCATCATTTTCAAGATCATCCGCAAAGTCGTCTTCTGCGGATGTCCATCCGCCGAATCGGTCGCCGTCTCTTGTCTTCAAAACATTGTTTAGCCCGGCCGAGATACCGGTGGCGACATTCTGGTATGGGTAGACGTTGAAAGTGACCTTTCCAAAGCATCCGGAGTAGACGATGTCTTCACCGCCATCTTCCTTGGTCAGTCTTTTGCGTCCGGTCTCACGCGCTAATACCTGAGGGGCTTTATCCGATTTCAGATTCATGACAAAATGGTTGACGTAGTTTGGATCGGATGCCAATTCATCATCTTGATCCGCATCCTTAAGAAGACCGTAGTTACTTCCGACCGGTCGGACAAGGGGGCTTGCTTTGGAAGCAAAGCCTTTTCCATATCGCTCAACACCTAGCTGTTTGGCGGCTTCATAGGCCTTCTTGATCGCGTCAAGCGTGACCTTATCACTTTTATCGATAAGGATAGATAGTGAGTATTTGGGCTTCTGATCGTTGAAGCTTGAGGGCTCAAATAAGTGGCAGAATGAGAAGCGTACTTCTCCAGTTTTTACGTGGGTTTGATTTGGCATATGTATTTTCCTCCTTATTGCAAATCATCCGCGAAGTCGTCTTCCGCGGAGCTGTATTCCGGTCTTTTATCGCTTTCCGGTACGAGCGTTGGTTTCCCTTTTGGCTTATCGATGTACGGCATTGCGATGCCTGTGAACATCTTCTTGCCTACGGCCTTCTCCAATGCCGTGATGGTTTGTAGCTTTGGCTTGGTCATGATCACATCATCCTCATAGCCCATCTTGTGCAGGGCATCGATGAGGCCTTTATCGTCAATGACTTTCCGGTTGCTTCTTCCTTCGACGACCTTGAAGCCTCGATACTTCACGCCGTCAAGAGCCTGATCGAGAGCGTATTGGCTTAGGTCCTTGATCCACGATTGGAGCTCGTCGAGCATTGGAAGGATGCTTTCGATATCTTCCTTATCGAGAAGATTCGGGTCGGTATCGAATCCAGAGGCCTTGACCGCCTCGATATCGAAATCCGCCCGGGCTTTGCACTTGGCGCGGACTTTGCAGAATCGGCACCAGTCTCCCGGCCTCTGGTCTCCGTCACCTTTTGATGCGAGATCCGCTTTTGGTTTGACCGTCGTATCGAGCCAGTCTTCCAATGCCGATACTGTAATAGTAGATTCTGAAATGTTACCTATCCTTGGCTGATATATATGAGTTGTGATCTTGTCAAAGTCGTATAGGGCACCGAATACATCCAGTGCGCCGGCCGCGTAAAGAAGCATCTGCGAGTTGTCCTCGGCGGATACCTTTACACCTTTGCCGTATTTGAAATCGATGATGTGGAGCGTGTCGTCGCCAATGATGACTGCGTCTCCTGTTCCGAAGCCGTTCGGCACCCATTTTGAGAAATCAAGTTTCTGTTCGATGAGAAGCTCGGCATCCGGTGTTTTTTTCTTCTCGCCATTAAATACCTCGATCACATAGTCGCGGTATCCATCAGTGGCCTCCGCCATTTCTCCATCGTCCGCTTTGAAGTGGGTCTTCCGCTTTGACTTGACCCATGATTTCAGTTTCTTTTCGGCAAGGGCATGGGCTCTTGTGCCTTCTTCGGCGAATGGGCTGGATGTGTCCGGCTCATGAGATTCAAGGACGGCAGACGGCGTGCAATTGAGCCATCTGCTTGACGATGATGCGGACAAGAGCGCGTGTTGCTTAGGCATTGAGCGCCTCCACGAAGGCCTCTTGATCCTTCTCTTTCAATTCACTAAGTTTTTCGATCCCGAAGTCAGTCAAGATCTTTTTAAAAGCTGGCGCGCCTTTTTTTTGGATGAAATGGGCACCTAACTTTCTTAATTCTTCTTTTGAGTACTTCTTTGTTTCTTGTTTTGTTGGTGGTTCAACTTTCAAATTGTCGGGCTCGATAGGGTCGGTATTCCACGGTGCATCCACTGGTGGCTCATGGCTCACCTTTTCGGCATGCTCATCCAGTGCTTTCTGGACAGGACGGTTGGCCGACCTCTCTAGGCTTTCCTTGTCGATCACACCTAGGTTGACGAATAAGCTTCCCATATTGCGACTGAACTCTAAAGCACGATCTGTTACGTCGATATTTAATTTGATATCCATATTTTTTCCTTCTTTCTATTTCTCGATGCGCCCCGATCTGCCGATGGTCAGTAATTGATTAGGAAGAGATTACATGGTTGTACATGGTTGTACATGGTTGCTACAGATGTTTCCGACCATCGACAGGTCGGAGCGCATCGATTTGTGCTATACTGGTGTTGGATACTTACATATCCAACTGAGCGCTACGTCCTTCGAATCTGTGTAGTCGCTCTTTTCTTTTCTCAAGCTCCTTTAGTGAGATATTCATATATTTGGCCAGATCCGGTGGATTGATGTAGTACGTGTATCTTGTACTACCATGCATCCGGATCGCGATACCGATCGGCAATGCTTTCTGCTGCAAAGCGATTCGGATAAACTCCGGGCTCATTTCCAACATGTCGGCCGCCTCGTTTACGGTAATTCTCACGGCTCTCACCTCCTTTCTATAGAATCTTGGTTGCTATATCTGCGATCATGGCTATGCCGCTATCGAGATTGACACAAATCTTTTTCTTATGGCCATTTTCGAATTCGGCTACTACGATTTCATCACCATTACAATCCATCTTGGTATACTTAAGCCCGACAAGATCGTGTAGGTGTCGTGTCTTTTTTAATGCTAATAGAAGCGCATCACAGATTGCTTGCTTATCCTCGCCCATTGTGATTGCCTTTAGAATCGCATTACGTAGTGATTGTTCATCCTCTATCATTCCGATCGCCTCCTTTCTTATCCGCCTAAAAGTCCTATCACAAGTGTGCATACTATGAATGCCGTGATCAGTATGAAAGCGTCACGTTTGTCCTGTTTTTCTTGACGCGCCTTTTCTCGAAGAGCGTCCTGAGCAATTCGGGCGTCAATTTCTTTCTGAATTCGGTGGTCATTTATTCTTTTCATAAATTCGTAATTCATAATTTCTTGTGTTCATCCTTTTTATCCGCGTCTTCTTGGCATAAAGCGCAAAAGACGCCATATGTTGTGGACCTAGTTACTTGGTTGATATTGTCCATAAGGGCCTCTAGGTCTTTTCTTGAGACATTACCTTTTTCCTTCATGTAGGCTCTGACCACTATGCTGATCTCATAGGGAAGCCCAATTTCTAATTCACTTTTGTAGCTGGTCATTTGTGATCCTCCTTTTAATTTTTTGTGGCATTTATGCCACTAGCTAATCAAAAAAAATGGAAATAGCTTCTTCATCTGTTAAGTCCAGAGCCTCTTTTATTTTTTGGGCTTCTTCTACAGTGAAATTATCGCCTTTATTAGCGAATCTGCGATATATAGTAGCTCTGTCTTTATCGATGATTTTAGCTAAATCCTCTTTTTTAAGTCCTCTTTTATCTAATACTTGTTGGAATTTTAAGGCATTCATACTCTTCTCCTCCTTTCTTTGTCGCATTTATGCCACAACCATATGGTACATGCTGTAGACTTCTAAGTCAATATAAAAATTGCAAAAATGCGATTTATGCTTTTGTGACTGTTGAATTGTCGCAATATTGCGATTATAATAAAACCAGGAGACAAAAAAAATGAGTATCGGAGAAAGAATAAAAAAGAGAAGAAAAGAATTAGGGATGACGGCTGATGATCTAGGGATGGCTATTGGTAAAGACCGAACAACTGTATATCGATATGAAAAGGGGTCAATAGAAAAGCTACCAACAAATGTATTAGAGCCGATTGCAGAAGCTCTCCATACAACACCAGCATTTCTTATGGGTTGGGAAGACGATCCAATCGACTATGAGGAATGGCTAAACAATTCGTGCTATAAAATACCTGATGCATTCTATCCGGATGTGACAGATCCATACGAACGAGCGAAGTTATATTATTTGTTTAAGCAAGCAGAGCAAGAAGATTACTTGCGTGACGTTGATCGATCTAAGACCAAGAGGACTTTTAAAAACATTCCTTTATACACAAGTATATCTTGTGGTCGTGGTATGTTTGTTGATGATGAAATAGAAGACTATATAGCCATACCGGATAAATATCTGACACCTGGTGTGGAGTACTTCGCCAACACTGCACATGGTGACAGTATGATCAATAAAGGCATCAAGGACGGTGACGTGCTTGTGTTCGAGCGTACGTCAGTCTTGGAGAACGGTATGATAGGCTCTTTCTGTATCGATAACGAGAAGGCGTACTGCAAGATATATAGGCATCTGCCTAATGGCATGATCATGCTGGAGTCCGCCAATGACAGGTATGATCCAATAATGGTAGACGTAACCAATGAGTGTTTCCGAATCATTGGACGTTATAAATTTAAGTTCAGTATTGAACAGTGAGGAGAGAGAAAAAATGAAAACTGAAAACACTATTGCTAAGATCTTGAAATTTGGTTCAATCTTTCTATTCGTGATCGCCGTCGCAGGATCGATAATGCTATCGTACGTGGAAACAACAGATTATTCTAATTTGTATGATGATTATGATTATAGTGATGATGATTATAATTATAGCGATGATGAAAAACCAGAAACAACGACCGAGTTCGACTCTTCAATCTTTGTTAGATATCTTTTTGAATCTACAATCACCTGCACACTTATCTTCGCGTTTGGCGAACTGATTGAACAGACAAGCCAAACACGAAAGCATGTAGAAGAAATGGAACAGGTGCTCAATGAAAAGACAGCGCATGATATTCTAGAAGACAAATAAAAAAAAGCGCCCTCACTGGCGACTGGTACTCGTCATAGAGGGCTTGCGCATAAAAAGAATGCTCCACAAGCATATGTCTTTTTATGTGCTCATTTTAACACAAAGAGAGGAATGAGTACAAACATGGCAAAGAAATTAAGAAGGTTACCAAACGGATTTGGTTGGATCGACAAGCTTCCCGGTACGAGAAGAAAGCCATACCGAGCACGCGTATTGGTAGGCAAGGAATTAGACATGGATGTTCAGAAAGTTAGAAAAAAGTTCCAGACAGTTGGATATGCAGAGACCTGGACCGATGCTTTTGAACTTCTTCAGTCGTATCACAACTCGCCGTATGGCTTCGAAAAGAGGGTCATGACGGTCAAGGAAGTATATGACGAATGGTCGACCGATCACTTCCCGATCGTCTCGGATTCGACGCAAAAAGGCTACCGTGCGGCCTTCCAAATCCTCGAACCTGTCTACGGCATGAAATTCAAGGACCTCACAGTCCAGGATATCATCCGGTCCATTGATGCATCCGGCAAGAACGCGCCGACCTTAAAGCGGTTCAAATCCATGATGAATGCCCTGTATAAGTATGCTATCGGTCAGGGTATCACCGATCGTGACCTGTCGTCATACATAGATTTATCGAGGTATCGTAACAAGAACCCGAACCGTACCGAGCATGATCGCTTCACGGCCACCGAGATCAAGCGTCTATGGAAGCATACGGATGACAATACCGTGCGCATCATACTGGCACTGATCTACTCCGGTGTGCGCATCGATGAGCTTCTCAGTCTTAGACGCGAGGATGTGCATCTTGATGAACAATACTTTGATGTGACCCACTCCAAGACCGACAGTGGTATCCGTATGGTTCCGATTGCCGATAAGGTCTTACCTTTTTATAAGGATTGGATGGCTGTTGGTGCCGATACGCTTATCAGTCGTGACGGTATACGGCCTTACACATATACCACCTTCCGAAAGTATCATTGGGATCCAGTGCTCAAATCACTGCGCATGCATCATACACCGCATGATACACGGCATACCTGTGCAAGCATGCTTACGGAAGCAGACGTCAAGCCTGTAGTGATCAAGAAGATACTCGGGCATAGCGCCAAGATGGATGTGACCGAAAAAGTGTATACACATCTTGATGTTTCTACGCTTCTGAATGCGGTTAACTCCATCTAATTTGTGGGGCTTTTGTGGGGCTTTTGTGGGGCTTTGATATAAATTGATAGCCTTTTAGACAAATGAAAACGCCTTAGGTATCGTAATTTTACCCAAGGCGTTTTCAAGAAAGTTTTAAGAAAGGGAATATGGCTTTCCCTTACCTATATTATATATAGGTGTATTTGTGGTGCTTTTGTGTAACTTTGGGCTATATCGGTGTAAGGTTATCACGATTAAAACAAATTTCAAAAAAATGCAATTTGTGCTTGTATACCACGGTATACCGTGGTAGTATATGGGTGTAGAAAGATAGAGGCATAGATCATGACCAAGGAAGATATTAGAAAAATCGTAGAAGAAGATGAGTATTCCGTATACGGATTACGGATGGACTACACGGATTATCAAGTCGGTGATACCATAGCGAACAGCCATCAATGGTACCAAGATCCACAATCCGATGATGACACATTCGAATCTGATAATTACAACGGGTTCCTTGGTTGCTGGGATTATGGCGAACTCGATGGAACATGTGCTATCGCAGTTACACAAGATACCGTCGAAGAGGCGCTTGAAAGTGTTGAGCACTATGAGGGCGATCATCTATATTTAATTGGTGGTGACTATGCCGAAGAAGGAAATGACTTTGGAGAAGTCATTATCGAAGGGGCCAAGGTATTGGCAAAGGATTAACAGAAAAGGAGAAAAATTATGACAAGAATTAGCAATGAAACATTTTTACAAAACTATAATCCAAGCGAAATGTTGCATGATATGACCCACGCCATTCACGATTATGAATGGCTTGACAAGGCATTCCGTGATGCAATCAAAGATCTGCAATCCGGCTTGCGAATCAACGGCAAATCTGAAAAGAATACTGTTGATTATTGGCAGTCTCAACGAGCAAAATTAAGTGATCTTGTACGGTCAAAAAATATCGAAGATGCGTACAAAGAGTACCATGTTCGATTGGTAGAAATCGATGGCAATTATGCTTTGCATTGCATTGATACAGGCGAATACATGCCACTTAACGAACAAGCGTTTGCCTTTGTGAGCAAAAAACGTGTTAAAGGTTTCCGAAAAGCAACCGACGCATATTTCAATTATGCTTCGTTATGCTACCTGATGGGCATCGAGCGTTGCCTTAGATTTGCGGATCTTTGGCCGCACACGACAGCAAGCCTTGCAAAAAAGGCAGGCGTTCCTGAGCAAACTGTTCGCGATCTTATAAAAGGTCGAACTGATTTTGCTAAAATGTCAGTCGCCAACGCTGTCAAATTGGCATCTGCTATGAATACAACTGTCGACGACTTATACAAACGGTTGTATTAATTCTAAAAAACACCGGTCAATACCGGTGCTTTTATCTGTTCATGACATAAGCATAGAAAAAACCTATGTCAAAATTTGGCATAGACTTTCTTCCGACCCGAGGTCAATTTACAAACTAATATCGCTTTACCATTATAATACAAAAAAAATCGGGATGACCGCTAAGGCCATCCCTTTTTTACTCGATAGAAAATAGTTGATTGATTCAACAATGCCGTTTTTAGAAACGGACAAAAACATAAGCTAAAAAATATCTTCCACAAGCTCGTAAGTCTTTTCAAATACACTAGGCTTGCACGGATAGTACTCGCCGTCTACACCGCGGATAATATAGTCGCCGTAAGTTGCGTAAATCACTCCTTCCAAGGTGTTAACATAAGCACCTTCTAAATATCCATCACGCCATGTTAGCGTAATATTGCCTTCACCAAAATCGATAATTTTGTCACGGTTCTTGAAATTCAACTGCATGGCTTCGATGACCACTGGTTTCTTCCGGTAGTGGAGCGCCAATTTAATCACCCGACTTTCCAAAAACACTAAGTAATTTTTTTAAAATGCTTATCAATATGCCAATGAGTCCGTTTAGCTCTTTGATATCCGATTCTTTACTTTCATCTTTTTGTACGTTTTCTGGCTCATTTTGTGGTTTTTCCACAATTTTAGACTTGTAGTGATCAAAATCAACGTACATCGCATTTTTATCCAATCCGATGCCAGAGTGCTTATCTACGGATGTATATTGATGGATCGTGCCCATACTTGACGTATCACTATGATAGTCGCCATCATTGGTATCCCATTGGGCAACCCACTTATCATACTGATTGAGCGTGCTGCTATTAAGCCAGTTTTTGAAGACCCAGGATGACGAGTAGATACCAGCGTAGAAGCCGGCGCTTTGGACGCACTTGCAAAAGAGCTCACATGTACGTAAGGCTCTTTCTTTAGTCCAGGCTCCTCTTTTTTCCTTATACTTATCCTCGTCTTCCATATCGATCCACACGCCAAGTTCTGGTTTGTACTTTTGGGCCATCTCGATTGTATATTTGGCTTCTGCTTCTGCCTGATCGTCATCGATGGCATAGTCATAGCAGTACAGGCCATAAGGGATTCCTGCCTTCTCACATGCCTTGACCCAGTATTCAATCTTCTCATCTTCAATTTCGCCATAATTGCTTCTTAGGATTGCAAAGTCATAAGCGCTTAGATCGATGCCATCGGCATT